CGGCTAGATGAGAAGGTGGATAAGAAATGACGGAGCCAACCGATATCGAGATGTTTAAGGCTCAGGTTCAGGCAGAGCTTAATCGGTTAGAGGCAGGCTCATCCGCCAAGGATGTGGCTGGCAAGGCCATCGGGAAAGACGGACTTAAATACATCACCATCATTGTCGTGATTGGAGTTCTCTCCAGCCTTGCATTGGATGGCGACAAGATTGCCGCTGTCATGGGCTTACTTGGCGCCTCGCTGACTGCCTTAATCTCCATGCTTAACGGCATTGCAGGGGCCGCTGAGAAAGAAGACAAGCCTGAGTTTGCAGTGATTAAAGAACTCATTGCCAAGCTCGACAAGTTAGATCGCAAAGAGATGCCGATGCGAGTCGATGTCGAAGGCGATCATGTCACAGTGACAAAGGGTGACGATGTGGTGAGGGCTTCCAAGTAAATTAAAGGGGAATTAGGCGTGGATCTTTTTGAGATTTTCACAAGAGCTTGGCCGGTCATTCTTGCTTTAATCACACTGATTATTGTTTTATCAAAGCTGGATTTAAGAGTCGCAGTGCTGGAAGACAAAATCAAAACTCTGTTTGATCTCGTTAACAAACGAGATAAATGAGGGCTAACTTATGATGACGATGATTTCCACTTTTCTGTCTTTCCTCGCGGGTGGACTACCCAAGATCCTGCAAATCTTCCAAGACCGGCAGGACAAGAAACACGAGCTGGCTCTAGTCGCAGCCCAGAAAGAGCGGGAACTAGCTCTGGCTGAGCGGGGCTTTATTGCTCAGGCTCGGGTTGAAGAGATTAAATTGGAGCAGGTTCAGGTGCAGTCCGCAGCCGAGGAGCGCGTAGCCCTGTATCAGCACGACATGGAAATCGGCAAGGGCGCATCCCAGTGGATGATTAATCTACGGGCATCGGTTCGCCCGGTCGTGACATACATCTTCGTGCTGGAGTTGGTCGCCATCAATATTGCTGGCGTGTGGTATGCCTACAACACGGGTGTTCCATTTGCGGCTGCGATGGCTGAAGTGTTCTCGGATGACGAGATGCTGATCCTGTCTTCTATCATCGCTTTTTGGTTTGGTACCCAAGCATTCGGCAAGAAGTGAAAGTCTCCAAAGCTGCCATCGACATGATTAAACACCACGAGGGTGTCCGGACTAAGCCCTACCGCTGTCCGGCGCTGTTGTGGACTGTCGGCGTTGGCCATGTGATTGATCCCACCCATGCAACGGTGAAGTATGAGGAGCGCCGGAATCTACCGATACCCGAGGGCTGGGACCGGGTTCTCACGATGGACGAGGTGGACCGGATACTTTCTCAAGACCTTGGCCGGTTTGAGCGTGGCGTGGTTCGACTTTGCCCTGCTGCTGTTGGTCGTCAGGGAATCTTCGATTCTCTCGTCAGTTTTGCCTTCAACGTGGGCCTCGGCAATCTCCAACGCTCTTCCCTTCGGATGAAGACCAATCGGGGGGAGTTTGAAGAGGCGGCGGAAGAGTTTATGAAATGGACCAAGGCAGGGGGTCGGGTACTTCCCGGTCTTGTCAAGCGCCGAAGGGACGAGCAGAGGCTATATTTGTCGTAATTAGGGTATAATCGTGCCCAAATAGTCTTGCCCGACTGGTAAGACGCGGGACTAAGGAGAGGTGTATGCCTGCGTCGATGACATTTACCAGTTTGCAATCGGACATTCGCAACTACCTTGAAAGAGGTGGTGCGACGGACCCTATTGTTTATGAGCAAATCCCCCGGCTGATCACTCTGGCCGAGCGGCGGATTGCGCGTGAACTGAAGATCCAGGGGTTCCAGACTGTGGTTAACACCGTCATGCAGGCGGGGGTAGCGGTGTACCCGAAGCCGGATCGCTGGCGCGACACCATCAGTATTAACTATGGCACCGGGACGAACAACAACGTCCACACCCCGGTCTTTGCTCGGGCTTACGAGTACATCCGTAGCTACTGGCCGAATGAGACGGAGACGGGCGCTCCTCAGTTTTACGCCGACTACGACTACAAACACTGGATTTTTGCGCCGACCCCGGCTGCGAACTATCCCATGGAAGTGCTGTATTACGAACTGCCGCCGCTGTTGGATGATACGAATCAAACCAACTGGCTGACCGAGTTTGCACCCAACTTGCTTTTGTATGGGGCGCTTGTAGAAGCCACGCCGTTTGTGAAGGACGACGAGCGGGTTCAGTTGTGGCAGTCCTACTATGATCGGTCGCTGGCTGCGCTCAATGGCGAAGATCTTCAAAAGATCGTTGACCGGTCCACGAATCGCCGGGAGGCATAAGAAGTGACCACCTACACGCAAGTTTTTGGCGGAACGAACATCTATCCGAGTGATGTCTCGTACCGTTATGTATCGCTGACGATTGATCAAGTTCTGGACTGGCCGTTGGAGACAGCTCCGACGACTGATGTCGTTGCGAAGATCATGGATGTGAATCCAACGACGACCAGTCTTGTCATCACGATGCCGGATGCAACCGAAGCCAGTACGGGTGAAACGGTTCTCTTTAGCAACGTCGGCGCTAACACGTTTACGGTCAAGACTTCTACTGGCAGCGTTATTTGCGCTCCGCAATCTGGAACAACCTTTCAGATTTATCTAACGAACAACAGCACTGCTGCGGGTACGTGGCGAGCTTTCCAATACGGAGCTTCTGTTTCGGCTACGAACGCCGCTGCATTAGCTGGCCTTGGTATCAAGGCGATTACGACAACGCTCAACCAGTCGATGCCGGTATCGACCTTCAGCACCAACTACACGATCGGTACCAGTGATCGTTCTAAATTGCTGGTATGGACGGGCGGTGCTGGCACGCTGTCATTTGATGGCGCTCCGGCTTTGGGTAACGACTGGTTCGTTAATGTTCGCAACAACGGTACTGGCGATCTGACGCTAGATCCCAACAGCTCCGAGCAGATCAACGGCGCATCTACGTTGATTATGTCACCGGGTGACAGTGCAATCGTTGTTACAAACGGCGCTCAGTTCTGGACGATTGGTTTTGGACAGTCTGCTGATTACGCTTTCAGCTTGCTTCAAATTGATATCTCCGGCAGCGGTAACTACACCCTGTCAGTATCTGAGCTGAACAAGACGGCTTACATCTTTACCGGAACTTTGACGGGTGATCGTGACATCATTGTTCCGACCACGACTCAGCAATACTGGATCAGTAACCAGACATCTGGTTCTTACATCTTAGGAATCCGAACGGCATCGCAACCAAGTCCTGGCGTTACCGTATCCAGTGGTGCGCGAACCATTTTGTATTGCGATGGAACCAACATCGTTGACGCCGACACGCAGGGTATTTCTATTCCGCTGTTGATTTCACAGGGTGGTACCGGAGCGACAACTGCGAGCGGTGCGCGAACCAACTTGGGTGCAACGACGGTGGGCGATGCCGTGTTCACCGCAGTCAGTCAGTCCGCAGCACAAGTTGCTTTGGGTTTGAACCCCATTGAGGGCGGTACGTACTAATGCCGCTTCAGCCGGTCATTGTTCGCTCTGAACCGGGTATCAAACGCGACGGTACCAAGTTTGAGGGCAACCATTACGTTGACGGGCAGTGGGTCCGTTTTCAGCGTGGACTGCCAAGAAAGATGGGCGGGTATCGTGCGCTTCAAGATCGCTTGGATGGTATTGCTCGTGGTATGCATATCCACAACCATAATGCATATACATACGTGCACATCGGTACATCAGATGGCGTGTTTCGATTCCGACTAGATCAGAACGGTCTTTCTAGTATTGTTACTAATCGCACTGATCCCAGTTTCGTTTCAAATGCCAACAACATGTGGCAGTTCGATGTGGCGTTCAACACCACAAACAACCAGAACGAGATTCTGGCGCATGTTGCTCCAAACGTAGCTGACATCTCATCGGATGCTCCGGGGCAATTGTATGTTGGTTATGACAACGGCACGGCTCCGCTAACTCCGGTTCCGTCGCTGACTATCTCTGGCGGTATCGTTGCTCTGGCTCCGTATGTCTTTGCGTATGGATCAGACGGTTTCGTGCAGTGGAGTCGCGCTGGTTATACGGACGACTGGAGCGGTGGCGATGCCGGTGCTGCTCGGGTTACCAGCCAGAAGATCGTCAAGGGGCTACCGCTTCGAGCCGGTGCCGGTAATGCGCCAGCCGGTTTGTTCTGGTCGCTGGACTCTTTGGTTAGAGCTTCTTACGTAGGTGGAACTGCGGTATTCCAGTTTGACGTTATTACTTCGCAGTCGAGCATTCTCTCATCGCAGAGCGTGATTGAGTACGACGGTATTTACTACTGGTGCGGTGTTGACCGCTTCTTGATGTTCAACGGTGTGGTTCGCGAAGTTCCAAACAGCTTGAACCTGAACTGGTTCTTTGACAATTTGAACTACGCTCAGCGCCAGAAAGTCTTTGTGTTTAAGGTTCCGCGTTGGGGCGAGATTTGGTGGTGTTACCCGCGTGGTAATGCAACTGAG